CGCCGCCAGCGTGCGCAGTACGGTCAGCACACCGTTTTCCACCAGCGTGGCCGCGCTTGCGCCGGGGGTGTGCCAGTGGGCGCATACGGTCAGCCCCTTCCACTCGCCCCGCTGCTCAATGCGCAGCCGGTAGTTGCCCCGGTTGCCCTTCAGGTAGTCCCCGCTGCCCTTTTCCACGGCACCTACGTCTGCCGCTGTTATCGCCCGGTCAAGCCCCGTGCCGCCGTTTGCTGTGCGCAGCACCCCGGTCATGGCCGTAAGCTCTGTGGTGTCCTGTGTAGTGTAGGCCTGCTGCGTGCCGTCCGTAAACACCACGGTCAGGGTGCGGCCCTCCAGCACCACCTGCTGCACAAGGTCTTCCCTGTCCGCAGCCATCGCCCCTACGTCCGCAGCGTTCAGGCGCACCGCGCCGCCCTTGCCGTTCACGCTCAGCACGGTGCCGTCCTTGGGCGCGTATCCTTCTGCCCGCGCCGCCGCTTTGTCTGCCTGCTGCGCCGCCGTCTGTGCACTTTCTGCCTCACCCTTTGCCTGCTGCACGCTGTCCGCAGCGGCGGCCTTGGCTTTCTGTGCCTCTCCCGCTGCACCTTCTGCCCTGTCCGCCGCGCTCTGCGCGTCCTTTGCCTTCTGGCTTGCCGTGTTCGCCGCCCCCAGTACCTGCGCCACAAAGGCCTCGTACTGGCTCGGGGTGATCTCGGTGTCCCCGTCCGCGGCAAAAGTCTCGTAGCACTCGTACCGCGCAGGCCTTGTCATGGCACAGTATCCGTTGCCGTCCATCGCCCGCAGCATCCACAGCCCCTTTTCGCTGGCGGTGAACATCCTGTCCACCTCCAGACACCTGTCCTCTCCCAGCAGCACCGGCTGCGGCAGCGTGCCGTCCAGCTGCTGCACATGCACCGTCACCGCCATACCGGCCCATTCCTCCGGCAGCTCAAATTCCAGTGTCTCCACCCCGGTGCTGCCCTCGCCGCCCAGCTTCAAAACCTTCTGCTCCGGGCAGTACTCTGCCCCGCTAAAGGTTCTTTTTACAATTCTTACCAGCATCTCCCGGCCTCCTTTCCTGTGTCCAGTCTACCGCATCCCGCTTTGCAAAACACCTGCGGACATTCTTACACAAAACACACCCCGGCAGCTGTCCCTTCTCAGCCGCCGGGGTGTTCGTCTTTGTTTGTTATTGTTTGTCTTTACCGCAGGTCTGCCCACGGGGCGCTGGTCTGCACTTTGCTCTTCTTTTCGGCATCGCTCACCCAGCCGTCCAGCGTTTTCTGGGTGTACAAAGCGTTTCCGTCCGCATCCCGCAGCGCCAGCAGCATCTCGTCCAGCTGTGTCCGGTCGTATTCGCTGCCCGCCACATACTCCGACTTGCATACTGCGGTGATCTTGCTCTTCACGCTGCCAAGGCTCTTGCCCGCCCGCAGCAGCCTGTCCAGCTCCTCCTGTGCATCCTTTGCCCGTACGCTCTCCAGCGCCTGCTCCAGCGCGTCGGTCACGCTCTCGCTGTCGCCCTTCAAAAGGTCGTCTGCCAGTTCATTGATTGCGCCCTCCGTGTCCTCGTCCCCGGTCTTGTCGCTCGTCACCATCCCGATTAGTAGGCGTTGTCCTTCACCTTGCCGTTTTTCACGGCCTCGATCAGTCCGTCCACATCCTCGCCGTCCACGCCGTAGGCCTCGCTCAGCGCCTGCCGCAGCGCAGCCGCCTTGGGGTCTGCGTGCACCGCCTCGCCCGCCTTGATGATGGCCTGCTGCATCACCTCGTTGAAAATGTCGCTGTACTCGCCGCCGTCCCGCACCAGCTCCCCAAAGGCCTTGCGCTTTTCCTCCGGGGTCTTTTCCGCCTTCTGCTCCTGCGGCTTCTCCTCGGTCGGCTTCTCATCTTCATGCGGCTGCGTCTCCGGCTGACCGCCCATCTGAGGGGGCTGTTCCGCCGGGCTTGCCTTTCCCCGCAGCAGCGCACCGCTGCGCCGCGCCAGCCGCTCCTGTGCCGGACGCAGCGCAGGCTCCTGCACCACCGGGGCTGCCTCTGCGCCGCCCTCTCCGGCAGCAGCACTACCACCAGCATTACCATCTGCAAACAGCTGCAGGTTCATCTTCCCGTCCACAATGTCGAACACCGGCTCGTGGTCGCCCAGCTGCACCCCGCCCACAACGCCGCCGGGCACCCCGCGCAGCATCTGTGCGCTGAAGGTGGCATACTCCACCCCGCCGCTCTCGCTGGTAATGCGGTATACCCGCTGCTCGTCGTAGAACTGCCGCATCAGCTCAATGATCAGGTAGCACTCCTTTGCAAACGCCCGGTACGCGCTCTTCAGCATGTCCCGGCTCAGCTTGCTGCCCGTCTCCTGTAACGCCGCAATGGCACTGGCAGCGGTCAGACCGCTGGTGGTGCCGCCCTGGCTCACGTCCCGGTTGCCGCTCACTTCCTTCAGCTCGTTCACCCGGGCATCCCGGTAGTTCATGCAGTTGCCGCTCAACACGTTCGTCTGTAACGGCATAAAGCTGTCGCTGTTCAGCCGCCCTACAACGTGCACGATGTCCTTGCTAAAGTCCGCCAGCTCTTTCTCGTTCACCCCCGCCGTGTCGCTCAGCACAAAGCGCTGCTTTGCCGCCAGCTTCATGTTCTCGTCCATGGCGTGGTTCATCTCGTCAATGGCGGTCTGGGTGTCCTTCATCACGTCGATGTACCCAAACCCCGCCGGGGAATCCTCCTCCATGAACAGCGGGTCAAACACAAAGGGGTATTTCCAGTGGTCGTAAAAGCCCCGCTGCGCCAGCTGCGAGTCGTTCTCGCTGGCATACAGCACCACGCCGTTGCAGTACTTGCAGTAGTGCAGCACCGTCTGTCCGCCGGGCTGCGCCTTCTTGTAGTACCAGTCCACCACCACGCTCTTGTCGGTGGTGTCAATGCTGTCGTCGTGGATGTACTGCCCCACGTCCAGCCCCTTGCCGGTGTGCCCCTCCATCTGCGGGAAGCGCCTGATCAGCTGCTCGTTGTCCTCAAGGCTCAAACTGAACAGGTGCGGCGACTGCTGAATGTCCTCCACGCCCGGTGCCCAGTACAGCATCAGCAGGTTGACGCTCTGGATGCTGATGTCTCCCAGCCCACCCCGCAGCACCGGGTCCCAGAAGATGCCCTTCACACCGGTGCCGGTCTTGAGCTTGCACCACCATGTGTCGCTGTACACCTGCTCGTAGTTGCACTGCTCCAGCACCGCCGGGATCACCTTGGAAAGGGTCCTCGCCGTCTCCTCGTCGTCCGCCGCTTTCGGCAGCACGTTCGGCTCCGGGTAGTTGTCCATGGCATCCGCGTGCTTGTTGGCAATGCTGTTGAACAGCCACCCGCTGGAAGGCTGCGGCTTTCCCTCCATCATCTTGTTCTGGTAGTTCTTCCAGTGCCCCATCCGGAACCACAGCTCGTTTTCAATGATCCGCTTGTCTAGCGCCGCCTTGCCGGTCTTGTACCGCTGCAAAATTTCTCCCGCCTTGGCTACTTCCTCCGGCCCGATCACCGTCTCCGCAGCAGCTTCTCCTCGTCCTGTTCGGTGTTCGGCTGCTGTCCCTCGTATCTTCCTGTCATCGCTTCTCCTTCTGCTTATACCCGCGTCACCCGGATGGGGCTGCGGTGTGCGTCCATGTCCAGCGGGTCGTCCCGCAGCACCACCTCTTTGCGTACCTGCCGGGGACTGATGGGGTTTTCCATCAGCACATACCGGCACTCGTCGTAGATGTGATCCTCCTGCGTGGTGTCAATGTCCTCCACGTTGCTCTCGTCGTACACAAGGTTCGGGATGGTGCGGATAAAATGCCGGCAAGTGTCAAACACCTGAAACATCGGTCGTCCCTCCGCGTCAAATGCCAGCCGGTAGTGCAGCTGCATCTTTCCCGCAATGCGGGTATGGTCGCCCGGCCGCCACGTCACAAAGTACGGGTACTTCTCCTGCATCTGCGCAATGCTCTCGCCCTGGCTCTCGTTGAAGATAGCCGGGTCTGCCACCCCTTGGATCACCCTGCCCTTCAGCATCGGGTCGTTCTGCTCTGCCTCCCGGATGCGCCTTGCCTGCATGTACACCACCGTGCCCGGCCCTGTGGGTCGGTTGCGGCTCATCAGGTAGCTGTACTCCTCCCACGTGAAGTGTGTCAGCTCGTCCACCCCGATAAAATCAAAGGCTTTGCCTTGGTAGTTGTGCTTGTCCTGCGTGCGGAACATGGACCAGAAATAGATCTTCGCCCCGCTGGGGAAGGTCCACACATGGCTGGAAGCGTTGTACCGCGCCTTCGGGAAGGCCAGCCTGTAATACTGCATCGTCTTGTCGATCAGCTCGGAAAGCTGCGGGTAGGTCTTTCGCACGATCAGCCCGCGGTAGTGCGGCACGTCCACCTGCCGCAGCGCCTCGATCACCAGTGCGTCGCTCTTGCCGCCGCCTGCCGCCCCGCCGTATAACGCCTCGTCCTCGCACCGCCGCATAAAGGCAGCCTGTTTCGGCTGCGGCTTCCACACGATGCTTCTCTTATGCCGTCCCGCTGCCATCCAGTACCACCTCCGGCCTTTCGTCCTCGCTCTGCGGCTCCATCAGTACAGTCGGCACGCTCTGGCCGCTGTCCCTGTCTGTGTCCGGCACCAGCGCCGCCGCGTTCGCCGCCGCCGTCAGCAGCACCGCCCACAGCATCAGCCGGATCTTCTCCTTCTCCACCCCAAACCGCTTGCAGGTGGCGTACTTCACCCGCCGCGCGTAGTTCTCCACGTCCTTCCAGCAGGCATCCTCGTCATCCGGCAGGTAACAGTCCTCGTATGTACCGGTCAGGAAAAACCACGCTTATCAAAATTCGCTAGCACCTTCCGCTGCTTTTTGCGCATACTGGCAGCTTTGTTCCGGTTCTTCTGCCCCTTGTCGCTCTCCTTGCGCTTCTTTCCCCGCTTGCGGTGTTCCTGATCCGTCACGGCATACACTCCAACGGCCATGTACTCGTCCCCGCACCGGATCTTCTTTTCCCGGATGTAGCTTTTCCGCATAGGCTGCTCCTGTAATTTTCTCTTTTGTGACCCACACAGTCACAGAAATAACGGGTATACTAGCTTCCCAAAGCGCCCACCCGGACGCTCTTTATAAAAAGGTATCAGACAAAACGCCTGCCGCCGAGTCTTCTCTCAGCAGCACCCGTTCCTACCTGATGCTTTTGCGGTCGCCAAAGCCCCCGGCCACGCGCTCACTGCGCCGCCGGGGGCTGATTCAGGGTTCTTCCGCCCCTTGTGCTCTTCTTTCTTCTTGTGGAAGTCAAAACCACTGGCTCAGCCGGTGGTTTTGACTGCGCCGTCTTTTGCGCCACTAAATAAAGCAATTTCCAGATAAACAGGGGTAATTAAGGCACAATCGCCCACTTTCCCATCCCCTGCCGCACAAACAAAAACCCCCGAAAACTGGCTTCACAAGCCAACTTTCGGGGGTTTTTTTTTGGAGCTACTGACCTGATTCGAACAGGCGACCTGCTCATTACGAGTGAGCTGCTCTACCAGCTGAGCCACAGTAGCACATTGCACATCTGCTGTAACAGGCAATATTTTACCATATTTCTACGGTGCTGTCAAGGCCGGATTTCCTGTAAGCGGTGGCAGCTTTTGCAGGGCGTTTCACAAAAAGTTGTTGCATTTTAGCCCGGCGGCTTTATAATAGAATTGATTGCGCAAAAGGCCGTGCCTTTTGCCGGAAAGGACGAGCTGCACCATGATCTTTGTTCCCCTGCTGCACTACTTTTTGTGCAAGAATGATTACAGCGGCAACGAGGCCGGGCTGCGCTACCGGCTTACCCCGGGCAAGCGCACCGTACCGGACCCGGACGGCGGCGCGGATGCCACCAAAGAGGAAAAGATCCTCACAGTGGACTACTGGCCCGCGCCTTGGACGATCGACAAGACCGACCCCGCCCTGCGCAGCCGGGAGGTATTCCCGCTTACAGACGAAGGGCGTGCCGCCGCTGCGCAGTATCTGAAAGACGCCTACGATGCCGAACCGGAGCGCTGGAACAACTGCCCGGATATGATGGACTGCGAGCCTTGGGAGCCGCCCGCCGAGCCGGATACTGCCAACGAATAAACCAAACGAGGAAATCATGATCTACCGTTTGAAAGAACTGAAGGGCGATACCATCGCCGTGCCGCAGCTGGTGTTCTCCAAGCTGGGCATTGCCGAAGAATACAATGTGCGGGTGGCGCTATATGTGCTGGCCACTGGCGTGACCGACCCGGACAAGCTCTGCGCCGACCTCAAGCTGCGCAGCCGCATCAGCGCCGAGAGCGCACTGGCGTTCTGGGCGGGTGCGGGGCTTTTGGAGCGCTACGAGGAGAACGCCGCGCCGGGCGCAGAGCCCAGCGCCCCCGCCCCCATGCGCTGGGCGGAGATTGCCGCCGCCAGCCGCACCGACCCTATGATCTCCAGCCTGATCGACTGCGCACAGACCAGCTTTGCCCGTCCGCTGACCCACACCGAGATGGAAAAACTGGTGAACCTGTATGTGCAGGAAGGCTTTGCGCCTGAGACTGTGATGCTGTGCGTAGCCTATGTGGCCAGCCGGGGCAAGCGCACCATGGCTGCCGTAACCCACGAGCTGAAGGTCTGGCGCGCCGAGGGCGTGGAGACCGGCGAGCAGGCCGATGCCCACTTAAAGCTGCTGGCGCTGCGCCAGAGTCGCGAGGAATACGTCAGCAGCCTGTTGCAGATCACCCCCGAGGAGCTGACGCTGGGCGGGCGCAAGGCCATTGCACGCTGGTACGAGGTGTACGGCTATGATGACGCCATGGTGCAGGAAGCCGCCGTACAGGCCGGCCCCAAGCGGGATCTGTGGTACTGGAACAGCATCCTGAAAACATGGAACGCCAAGGGTCTGCGCAGCATCCATGATGTGCGCGGGCCGGTAGCCGCAGCCGGTGCCAGCCGGAATATCCGGGTGGACCGCGACACGCCCAGCGGAAACGATATCCTGAAAAACGCCACTCGCCGCCGTCCCCTGATCAAGAAACCGGAGTAAGGAGCCTTTATGCGTACCAAAAACGAATTATATCAGCAGGCATTGCGCACCGTAGCCATGCGGCGGCAGACCGCCCGCGCACTGGCGCAGGATGCACAGGCTGAAGCCGAAGCCGCGATTCCCGGGCTGCGTCACGCCGAGGAAGAGGTGCGGGTGCGGGGCATCCGCTGTGCCATTGCCGGAGCCTCCGGGAAAGACCGCACCGAAGCTGCCGCTGCGCTTGCGGCGGCAAAGCAGAAACTGACCGCGCTGCTGGCTGAGAGCGGACGTCCTGCGGATGCGCTGGAGCCAAAGTTCACCTGCAAGCGGTGCGAGGACACCGGCGCAGTGGACGGCCATACCTGCGACTGTGTGCGCCGGGTGATGCAGCAGCTGCGCCGCAAGGAGATCGAGGAGCTGTCCAGTCTGTCCGTCTCCAGCTTTGATACCATGCAGTTGGACTACTATCCTAACACGGTGGACAAGACGCTGGGCGAGAGCGTGCGCAGCTACATGGCCGAGGTTCTGGCCGACCTGCGGGATTACGCCGCAGACTTCTCCCCCGCCACCCGCGAAAGCCTGCTGCTGGTGGGCAACGCAGGGCTTGGCAAGACTCATGCCGCCCTTGCCATTGCCGGGGAGGTGCTGCAGCAGAACTATGATGTGATCTATGTCTCCTGCCCGGACTTTTTCGGCAAGCTGGAAGCACTGCATTTCGGCACAGACCCCGGCGGCGAGGAGGAGACTTTGTTCCAGACTGCCTGCAACGCCGATCTGCTGATCCTTGATGATCTGGGCACCGAGTTCAACTCCAGCTTCTTCCTGACGAATCTGTACAGTCTGCTGAATAACCGCTTGGGCGCAAAGCTACCCACCATCGTCACCACCAATATCACGGACGGTGCGCTGCTGGAAAAGCTGTATACAGAGAAGATCTCCAGCCGCCTTGCGGCCTTTGTACAGATCCAGTTTTTAGGCAGTGATATCCGGGTGCAGAAGGCCGCAGAGTAA